CTCAGCACACTTACATCAAGGGGGATGCGTGTGCTAGCCCCTCCCCGCCCTCCCCTAAAGGGGAGGGAGAGACCCTGTAATAGGGTCAGGAATGGGGGTAGGTTGACTTAGGCTGGGGGGGCGGCGGGCGCGTGGCCCCTTCGGGGCCGCGCCCTGCCCCCCCGCCCCCCCGGTCCTCGGCGGCCCTTCCGGGCCGTCCTCGTCACTGTTTCGCGCCGTGGGCGCGATTTGTTCCGCGCCTTGGGCGCGGGGGACGGGCTTCGCCCGTCACGGAGTCCTCGCTCCGCTGCGGTAATAGCATCGCTTCGCGATGCAGGCTTTGAGGTCGTGAGTAGACGCGCGTCAGGTCACGCGGGGAGATTCGACCTCGTTAAGCGGGATGGAGAGATTGGAGAGAGATTTAGAAATAGGTGGGGGCTGGCCCCCTAGGGCCAGCCCCCTGGTTTCGAGCGACGAGCGCTCTACGCCTTCGGCGGTTCCGCCGGGACGGCGTTGGTTGGAGCCTTCGGCTCCGGGGTCGTCACCGGGGGTTCCTCCTTCTTGATGACGAGGCCGAGAGACACGGCCTCGTCGTAGTTACGGCCGTCCTGGAGGAATTCCACCAGTTCGGCCGAGTTGTTGTTGAAGCGCGTGCGGATCTTGGCGGGGAGAGAGGCGAAGGCCTCCTCCGCGCGATGCACGCGCTGCTGGACCTCGGCGAAAGAGCCGAGTCCGGAGACGTCAGCGAATTGCGCTTCCTGAGGGAACGGCACCGAGGGCAGTTGGCCCGTCCTTCGGTAGCGTTCCATGATGGTGTTGATGTTCGCCTCGTTGGCGAACTCCTGTTTCGTGCGCCCGGGACCCGTCAGGGTTTTCGGTTTGACCTTATCGCCGGGCTTCCACTTCACGTACTGCTTGCGGTTCTGCATACCCATGTTTTAGTGCCTCGCTTTGTTGATGATGAACTTGTACGGGTTCAACAGCGCCTTCGCGCTGTTAACTCCGGCGTTCTTTAGAACTTCGAAGTCCTGCGAGGGGCCACGCCCCAGGCCAAGCCTTTCCAGCATCTTCTGTCCCATGACGCGGGCGTAGTTGATGGCATCGCCTTGAAGCTCGCCCATCGCCGCGCCTTTTTCCGCCGCTTTCGCGTCGGCCTCGGCCTTATCGGCCTGCGCTTTGAGGAGCCTGCGCTCCTCTTTCATCCGCCCGATTTCCCGAGCGGAGGTCGCAAGCCCTTCGGTCTGCGACTGGATGTTAGGGACAGCGCCGGAGGGGGTGGATGCACCACCCCCTCCAGCGGAGAGTATCGGGTTGAGACCCGCAGCGCGAAGGTCCTGCACTTCGCGCTGGTGCGCCGTGGAACTCATGCGCTCCTGGAACTCTCGATTCGTCTGAGCCTCACGGGCGTTGGCGATATTGGCCGCTTGCTGGCCGAAGTACGACGCCGCGCCACCGATGAGACTGCCTGCAGCCGCCTCCCACATTAGAGGCGGTCTCCGAGCGTCGGCACCGCGTAGACGGGCATGGGCCGCGCATGGATGTAGTCGAAGAACCCATCGAACTTGAAGTGAGGCTCCGACGGGGTTGCGACCACCCGGTCCACCGGAGTGGTGGATTCGATGAAGGTCGCGTTCAGCGACGGCTGAGACGCGAACTCCTCGGACAGATGCTCACTGTCCAGCGGGGTCGCGTAGGCGGGCCGGAACACGCCCGTGATGAGCGACTTCTTGAAGCGCCACGCGTCGTAGCGCGGGATGTAGCCGAACACACCGAGCCGCTGATTCGCCGCGGTCCCGTCCGCCAGGTCGTTGTATATCTCCTGGTTGTAGACGGGCTCCTCGCCGAGGTGCATCAGCGCCGGCCACGGGAAGTCGTACCGCGTCGACAGGCTGAACATCTTGTCGAGACCCTGCGAGTAGGTCAGGTCGGCGCGGACGCTGGCCAAGCCGATGATGATGCAGTGTTCGGTGAACGACTTATTGAAGCCGTGCTGGTCCAGATGCACTGTTCCGAACGCGGCCAGCTGTGCCTGCGGGTTGCTCCCCGACGTCGGGGAGGTCTGCGGGACGGGATGCACGTTGATGGGCGAAGAACCACCGCCCAGGTACTCGGCACGCTGCAGACGGAAATCCGGCGAGACGACGCCGAAGTGAGAGCGGATGATTTCCGTGTACCGCGTACCGCCGCGCGCGTCGCGCTCCAGCATCACCTGCGACTGGAACGCCTCGCGCAGGTCGTTGATGGTCGTCGCGAAGGCCGTCGACAGGTCCGCGACGAGCCTGCTGTTCGGGTCGATGACGACGCCCGTAGCCGAGCCGTCGTCACCCGCCAGCTTTCCGCTCGAGGCGTTCACGGACATGAGATACGGATTGCCCGTGAGTACTGTGCTGTCCGTGGCCTTCTTCACCAGCATGTGATTCGTGCTGGTCGCGTGACCGACGAGGGTCACGGGCGCCGACGACGCGCCCACAGGCAGGGTCACCGCCGTGCCTTTCTGCGGCCACGGAAGGCACGAAGTGAAGTAGTCGTGCCGCTTGCCGCGCTTCTTCAGCACGTAGTCCGCCATCGTGTCCGGCCCGTCGTCGGTATCCACCACCAGCGAGTCCTGGAGGTTCTGGTCGCGGTACCAGTCGTTGTAGATGCGGTTGTACGCCCGCGAGACGAGGGCCTGGATGCTGAAGCCATTCGTCTGGTCGGTCGGCACACCGAGGTAGTCCCACAGGGACCCGACCTCCGGGCCGCCCGCAGGCATCGGGACGGTCGGGACCGTGAACGAAGTGGAATCCCCCGGGTCGGTCTGAGCGCCGTTGAACTTCTCCCAGTTGGCCCACAACAGGCGGATGGGTACCGCGAAGAACTGCGTATCCATGTACATGTTGTCGAGGATGGGCCGGATGAGCGTATTCAGCCGACAGAAGGCCGTGAGACGGCAGTTGATGGTATCTCCGGGCATGGCGATATCCCAGAGAATGGGGATGAGGTAGTCGGCGTCGAACGTCGTCAGGTGCCGATGGGACCTGTTGAACTTGGAACGCTGAACGCTGACGCTGGGGACTTGGCCGAAGCCGTGCCCCATCGCCGACGGGCGCGTGGGTGCTTTTCCGAACATGTTAGATGCCCTCCTTGACGGGCTCGACGACGGGCACGGCGCGCGCCTCGGTGGCGCTCATGATGTACTTGGGCGTGGGGCTTGCGGCCACGAGCAGGCCGCTGTTGGGGTCGTACTGCCCCAGCTCATAGAGCTGGTAGTCCGTCGGGTACTTCGCGAGGTCCGAGCGGGGGTCCGAACAGGCCTCGATGAACGAGCGACGGGCGAGTCCCTCGGTCGCGATGGACATCGGGGCTCCGAAGGCGTCGGCCTTCACGTCGCGCACGGCGTACAGTTTCATGGTCATTTGTTTTCCTCGTAGGTGCGGCTTTTAAGCGAGGCTTTCGCCTTCGCTACTTTTTCACGAACGGCAAGTCGTCGGGCGTTTCTGCCCGGGGCCACGTGTACCACGTGCCCGTCGTGGAGCGTATAGGCCTCGAGCTTTTCTGCTTGCGCTTCGCGCTTCGCCTTGATGCTCTCAAGTAGAACAGGATTATCCTTCTCAAGGATTTGGTCATAGTAGCGAGGGGGCCGCGTTTCTTTGCCACGGACGATTACCTCGTCGGAGGGATAAACGTCGCTGGAATATTTTTCGTACCACGCGCGGGCGATTCCCGGCTTGCGGGACATGAGTAGGAACTCGGGCTTTCGTCCCTGGTAGTGAGCGGCAGCAGAAGGTCCGGTGATTTTTTTGGTGGCGTAGTTTGCGACGTAGGCGGCGGATTCGAAGGTGACGGTTCCCACACGGACATCACCTTTGCCCCATACAGCGCGAAGTGCCGCGCTGTCGTAGAGTTGAAACTCGCTTCGAACACCCCCGCCGTAAGACATTGAGGACAGAGGCACCTTGTCGGGAAAGGCGTGTCCGAACACGATTGCATGATAGTGCGGGCGTCCGAGTTTTTCGCCGTACTCGCCACAGAGGAAGAAGCGGATTTTTTTTGGCCAAAGACTTTTTCGCAGGCGCTTAAGAAATCGCTGTGTGTCGTCGACGGAGAGGGTTCCATTTTCGGGGAGATGCTCCGGAGAATAGGTTAGCGTGATGAAGGAACTTTCATCGTGCATTTTCGCCTCGTGCATGATGCGAACAGCCCACTGACGGGCACGTTCAAGACGACAGCCGATGCAACGGCCACAAGGGAGAGAGACAGCTTTGCCGCCAGAAGAAGGAGAGAACGATAGCCGACGCCCCTCCGGGCCTGACACCAGCATGGCCCGGAGGGGCGAGTAACAGGCCATGGTCTAGAGCCTGATGCCACCGCGCATCACCATGCTGACGTTGTTCTTGGGATGCACGGAGGACTTGCGCGAGAAATCCCGGCGGGATTCCTTGCGGCCCATCTTCTGGCGCTTCTTCACTGTGGGTTCACCTCCTTTTTGTCCAGCTTTCTTTTCACGAGGACGCGGAGCAACTCGACGGCGAGGTCGAGAAGGGCGGCGGTGATGATGGTTAGCATTTGTAGAGTATAGATGACGGATTTATGACCGTCAATAGATAGTTTAGAGTGACCCCTGGATGATACTAGGTGTCACTCAGCACACTTACATCAAGGGGGATGCGTGTGCTAGCCCCTCCCCGCCCTCCCCTAAAGGGGAGGGAGAGACCCTGTAATAGGGTCAGGAATGGGGGTAGGTTGACTTAGGCTGGGGGGG